TAGGATTTGCTGAAGCGGCAATAGCTGATACAACTGAAGCGGCAATAGCTGATACAACTGAAGCGGCAATAGCTGATACAACTGAAGCGGCAATAGCTGATACAAGTTCTCCTCTAGAAACCTTAACCTCTGTTTTGAGTGGTGATAGTGACAGCGATAGTGCTGGCACATTTGATTCAGGAACAGATAGAGATACTCCTGCCGAAAGACAGGTAACCCTGTTAGAAGAAATACGAGACACATTAAAGAATACAGAAGAAAACACTAGTGGCTCTGGTGGTCTTGGAACTCTGTTGATGGGAGGACTAGGAGTTCTAGGAGCCAGCCTAATAGCTGTAAAAAGTGCAGTAAGTGCTGGGCTGGCGCCTCTCGTAGGATTAGGTGCGTCTATAATAGGTGGAATAGGAAACAAAATTGGACAACTGGGGTCATCTCTTGCTGAAGGATTAGGATTAAAACCTGCAGGAAGTACACCAAGATCAACTGGCACTAATGGCGCCAGACCTAGAGGTGATACGAGAGTCAATAGAAGGCCTGCTGGAAGAACGTCTGTACTTAGCAGAGGACTATCTTCTTTAGGCAGATTTGGAGCTAGTGCTGGAAGAGTTGCTATGGGAGCAGCAAGAGTTTTAGGCCCAGGTCTTCTTCTAAGCAGTGCTGCTGCAGGTGCTGTTGGGGGATTTCAGGGGTTCAATGCAGACCCTACTGCTTCTCTAGGAGACAGAGTTACTAATGCAGGAAGCTCGGCATTGAATATGCTTTCTTTCGGTGCGTTTGGATCAAGCGCAGATGAGATAGAACAAGAAGCCGAGTTAAGAAGACAACAACAAATAGAACAGGGAGTGATGAGCGGTTCTGTGGTAAGAGAGCCTACAGTTTCATCAACTGAACCTAATGCGCTAATGAATCCAAGTGAGTTAGAAGGGTTTACTGAAATCAATCCTCTACCAGTTGCTAATGTGACTCCTACAGGAATGGCTATTAGCAATATGAATGATACAGTAGAAAAGTCACCTGAAACAATAATAAACAATGTGAACAATGTCACTAACAACAACAGTAGTGGCAATAACACACCCCCAATGCTAGTAAATCCAAGTCCAATATCAAATCATGATATGTCAGAGTTTATGAGATTGGTATATTAAAAAAGGGGGCATTGCCCCCTTTTCTCTTTCTGACTAGTATCTAGTCATCCATTGCAAGTTTAGCGAAGTATGACATAGTATCTTCTGTGTCATCTGTAGATGTAGTCTCAGTGCGAGACTCAGCAGCCGCTGTAACTTCTTTTAGAAAGTTATCGTCAGAGCTATCACCTGTGATAGATGAAATACTTTCTGCTGTACCTACACGGGCACCATTGCCTAGAACAAAGTCCAACTTCTTCTTGAGTTCTTCATATGACTTGAAGTTACTAGGAGATACGATTTCAGCTAGTGAATGCTGCTGATTCCAAATCGCTTCAATTGCTTCATCACTGTCAGCAACAGGACTTGCAGATGCAAATTCAGATTTATCGTAGTTACGATAGCCTTCAACCTGACGAATTTTAAGTTTGAAGTTAGCACCGTCCCAAAAATCAAACGGGTTCATTGGATCTTCATCTTGAAACTCAGGTTGCATTGCGTCTTTGATCTTATCAAAGATTTTCTTACCAAACTTGTAAAGAAAAACTTTACCGTTGTTAGAAGGATTACCTGAATCCTCAACTACAAGAATATTAGCGTAGTAAGAAAGACGGCGTTTCTGTTTACGAGCTAAATCCTTGTTTGCTTCAACACCACTGTTCCAAAGTTCTGAATTTAGTTCAGAAACAGGATCAGTTTGCTTTAATGTAGTAAGTGAGTTTTCAATGTACCACTTACCAGTTGGTCCTTGAAATCCATGATTCCAAAGTTGTGCCCAAGGCATATCTTCACCTTGAGGGGCGGGTAGAAAGCGAATAACAGCATAGCCATTACCTGCTTGGTCTACGGTAGGCTTCCATTCTCTGTCATCACCCCTGTTATTTTGCTGAGGTGAATCTAGTTTTTCAACTTCCTTCATGAGTGAATCAAAGTTGCCACGGGCTTTGCGTAGATCAGATAGAGTATTAAAAGACATATAGTTCTCCTTGTATGCGATATATGGTTTGTATTGCGTTGTATTAATTGTCGTATATTTTTTCTAACACATCATCTATATTTGATGCGTCAATTTTATTTATACGCTTCAATTCCCTGTCAATTTGTTTCTCAGGGCGTTTTTCAATGCGCTTGATGCGCTTTTCTTGCGGTTTGAATTTATTAGACTTACTCATTTCCGTAAATTAAATTTAATTTTCCTTCAAATTTCAAGTTAATGTTATCTTTGTCAAATCTGACAAAGGGCCTATATTTCGATACTAGAAGACACATCTCATCAAGTACAAAATCATCATTGTACTCTTCAACAAAAGGCCTCAATTTATCTAACATAACTACTGTTTCTAAATTAATTTCACGGCTCATATACATCTTAAAAATTAGAGGATGTGTGTCTTCATGTATCGCTGATTTGATATTATTTAATTCCATATTTAGAATAATATTATCTAAATCAGTACTAAAATTATACAACATTTTTTGCTTCATTGTCAACCACTTTTTGTAAGTTTCTAATGAAGAAGCATCAAACATGCCGCCCCATTTATCTCCACTTACAAAATTAGCAACCAATATGTTGATAATTTCGGATCTGTCGTAATCTCTAGCAAGTTTTCGGAAAGAAATTACATCTCTTCTTCTTAGAAAAGTTTCTTTTTTACTCCTGACAGCACCCCTAGTTTTGGTTATGTCATATTTTTTAGTAGTAAAGTGCAACCTTAAGGCTAAATAAAGTCTGTAAACTTCAAATGGGTCCATGTTAAAAAGGTAGTTTGTTTGCCTTAACTTTCAGGAGATTTAAATCTTGTGCTTCAGCCTCTAGCTTATCTTTAAGACTGGAACTCAACAGTTTATTTACACTTTCTATTTCTATATCATTTTTACTGCAATATTCTAAAAGAATATCCATATATGGGGACTTAGTGTGTACAGCCCTCCTTTCTATATGTTGCGAAAATTCAGAGGGTGTTTTGAATTTTTTGGTAATAATGAAAACATCGGTCATCTTCTCTGGATTGGACATAAATTCGTTTACCACTACTCTAGTTATCAATCGGATTCTCCTTCAACCAACTATTGATGTATTTTATGACATCATTAGGACATTCTATATAAGGTGTTGTACATTCTACAATATCTGGATCGCCTGGCGCATCAAACTCATGTAGAACCGTAGTATCAAACGCTGTTGCTATTGCCATTACTGACTTAGGAGAGCCTTTCCCAAGATGAACTTCTCTTGGCAACCCGTCTGATACTAGTAATTGCAACATACCCTGCACCACATCATCAACATGAGTAAAATCTCTTTTTTTATTTCCGCTTCCATATACTCTAAGAGGAAGTCCTGCTAAGTAATTGTCTTTGAATTTTTTGATTAATGGGCTAAAATCTCCATAGTCTGGTTCTCTTGGTCCATATACATTATATAGAACCATATTCACATAATGAAAATATGGAGTATGTAATTTATCATAGTAATCAATTATAGACTCAGAATTTTTTTTACTCCAATAGTAAAGAGATTCTTTATCTAAAAATTTTTCTTCTGAGTCTGTAGCGAAAAATAAGTAAGTTTCCCAATAACTAGCCCAGTCGCATACAGCAGTGGTTGTTAGTGTATTAGAATTAATTACATCACGGGGATTTACAAATGGTGAGGTATCCCGAGTAATGTTTGCAAGATGAAATATTGCAATAGGTCTTGCCATTAACTCGGTCAGTTTACAATTTGCAACATCCATTGAAACATAATTTACTCTAGGTAATTTCCAACAAAAATTTCCATGTCTTTTATCGTCTACTACTGTAACGTGAAATCCCATATCATGCAACTTTTCTACAAGATGTGATCCAATAAATCCACATCCTCCTGTAACCACTATTCTAGCTGTTTGAATATCTTGATTCATCTTACTATTATAACACTTCTATATAAAATGTCAACCATCATAATTGGCATAAAAAATATGGGAGTCTATCTGAGTTATTTTATTATAATCAAAGCGCCACAAAGGTTTCACATGGTCAGCATGATACCAAAGAGAACCCTCTGTATTATCCTCATGCTTTCCTATAATCACTTGTGAGGCTAACTGATATAGATTTTGATAGTCAGAAGAATTCCATATTCTGTCTGACTTACCATCACAATACCAACTAAATTGACACTTATCACGAATGGGCAAGTATCCATCATTGTGACTAGCCCACCGAACTTCATATTGTGCTTGATAAACAACCTCACAAATATCGTTCGGAAACCTATCACTTTCTACACGATTTAGCGTTACAAAAGCAACTGCCTTTTTACCTTCAAGAGACTCTCCCCTGGCTTCAAAATAAATGTTTGTCGCCAAGCATTCAATTTCTTTCTCAGCATTTGCATACCAAGAATAATCAAAATCACGCCTTGTCATTTCAGAGGCAAAAGAATCATTTACATTTTCAACTATTGGAGTTTCTTCTTGCTTATCATAAGTCAAAACAAATAACAAGGACATCCCTGTTATTACGCTAATCATAGGAAGTGTTTCTTCTACTACTTTTAACATAAAAATTTCCTTTAGTATGTGGGCCCGTTTGATTACAAGGCGGTGCCCATGCCCCGTTTAGCTTATGCAGCTAAAGAAAATACCTCATCATTGGCATTTATAAGTTTTGTTGCGTTCACGGTAGCTTCCTCACCGATTCTCCACATGCCTTCAGTCGTCTGTCGAATCTAAAACGCCCCCCTCGTTTTTTATTGGTGGAGGCGGCCGGATGTGCGCCGGCGTCCAAACTTCCTATTTCATGCTTCATCGAATTAGTCCACAACAATAGTGTGGGTTTTCCCCTCATAACTCATCGTAACGTACTTACCTTTCTGTACCTGTGTTTCTACATTGTGACATATTTCACGGTACTCAATTCTTCCTCTGTTTTCAGCACGAGTACGTCCAACATTGGTTCCTGTGATAGCTCCAAGAACTGTAGCAATATCTTTGCCAGAGCCTCCGCCGATTTGATTTCCTATAGCAGCCCCTATAATGCCCCCCAATAAAGACCCGCCTAACTTGTTCTCCACATAAACTTCTCTCATTTCACACTCTCGCTGTGTGACTGTAACATATCTAGGTGTTTCTGAAACAATTGTAATTTGAGCAAAAGTGAAACTTGGTATTAACAATAAAGCTAAAAGTAGTAATCTCATACATTTCCTCCTATAGGTCTTTTATTTATAATTATAACTTAATACTACGCTCATAGTCAAGCCTCAAATCCAACAATTTTTCAGCATAATTGTCTCTTTTTTCAATAAAAACCTGAGGATCATCGCCTTCCACACATATAAGCAAAGCTATAGTCGGAATCGGTATTTTTGTCATTTCTTCAAACATTATAGCGTAAGCGGTGCATTGCATAAAGTAATTGTCAATCCAAGACTTTCTTTTTGGCTTTCTTGATGTTTTAAAATCAATAACACAAAGTTTACCATCAAATTCTGCAATACAATCTACTCTGCCTGCCAGTCGTAAGTGGTGACTATACAAAGCTGTTTCCAGCGCATGAATGTTATTGATTCTATCTAACAAAGGCTTAAATTTAAAAAACATTTCTTTGTCTAAGAGGCTGAGTTTATCGTATGATACTTCCTCATTCAAAAGTATTTGCTCACACAAATCATGTATTTTAGTACCACGGGTTGCTGCTTGATTACTTATCTTGTTAGCTTCCTCTTCACCTACTCTTTCACGCCATGCCTTTATACTGTCCTGTGTCATATATGACATAACAGTGGTAACTGATGGGTAAGAAGAACCGTCCGGTGTTTCGTACATTCTTCCGTTCGGAGTGCTTTTTGCAACAGCTTCTACTATATCAATTTCTTTGTGATTAAACATTATTTAACAAATATTCTGCTTGACCTAAAACCCATGGATCACGATAGGGCAAATTGTATCCTGAAGAGCTATCCCAATTTTCAAACGCATAATCAAATCTGTCGCTGTATAATCCTGGATTATCCTTCATCAATTTTTCAAGCTCCCTTGCCCAAGCATCAAACTTTTCATCACTCACAATATTACTATCCAATTGATAGTAAATACAAGAGTGTATAAGAATCTGCAAACGCCGTTGCTTTATGAGTGAAGCTATCGGATTGGTTGTATTCGGAAATGTGTATCTTTCGTTTTTAGACATTATGTTATAGGTATGTAAGTAATAGTGTATTGTGAATGTATCCCTGAAAGTGCTGCCTCAAAATCTTTCATGCCTATATAGTCTATGATCTCTTCATAACAAGAAAAGATTTCTTCAACATAGCCGTTACTAAGAACTAACATTAGTCACGGACCTCTGTGATATACTTGTGGTCAACAATAACAACCTCACCAGCCTTGCGACTGATAGTGGTATCTTTATACTGGAAGCCTTCATCCAGTTCGATGTGGTGAGCGACACCGCCACCGTAACAAACACGGCTATGGGTTACTTTGCCGCTGACGGGCTGGTTACCGTCAAGATAAAGACCTTTGACACGCATTCCTTCTAGGTTCCAACTCATAAAATATCTCCTCACAAGTATTTTCTCAGTTTATGCCAGTATTATAGCACCCTGTAATCCAAAAGTCAAGGAAAAAAAGCATCTCTAAGTACTTGATTTCCTTAGAGATGCTAAATTAGTTGAAAATAAAAAAGTTCTTTTAAATCAAATACTTGCCCCATATTCATCTTCGTAGCGCATTCTAGCTTCAATATACTCTCTTACCAATTCGGATCTGACTATATCTTCAGGGCCAAATTCAACGGAACAGAAAGAAGGCATATCTTCAGTGGTTTGAATGAATTTCTTCAGGCCTGACATGTCGTTGCGTTTATACAAATCTGTTTGACGAAAATCTCCGCAAAAAATTATTTTTGTATTAACACCAACCCTTGTCATTATGCTGTTAATTTCCATGTCATTTAAGTTTTGGCACTCATCAACAATAACAATAGAATGATCCAATGTTATTCCCCTGACAAAAGATGTACACATAAATTTTAAATATTTTTGCTCTACCAATCGATTGTAAGGTTTGTCTTTTGTAGGAAAAAACTCTTCACACATAGATTGATATGGTGAACTGTAAATTTCAGTTTTTTCTGCTTCAGTACCAGGTAAATGTCCAATTTCTCTGCTAGGAACTGCTGATCGCACAATAATTACTCTACCATAACCGTTTTGCTTGTCCATTACTTCTTCTAACGCTCGGTATAAGGCAATGAAAGTTTTACCCGTTCCAGCACAGCCATGCAACAAAAAGGCCGGCTTATATCTGTATTGAGACATAAACTGGCCTTGAGATTCGGTTTTTGCGCTGATTGTAATCATGTCCTCAAGACGCATCTTGAGACTTGTGGATGGGTTTCTTTCACTTCTTTCATTTTGTACTAATTGAAGATTCTTTTTAGGCATGTGGTAATCCCTATTGTTGGTTATTATTAAAGAATCATAATATAAGTGAACTATCCTCCGTGTTTTTTTCTATGGGCTTGCACTACTTCTCTTTTAGCTACAGACTTATGATCTTTTTGACCATAATCTGAAGCCAAAGAACTTGTAGGATTTGCATCTGATATCCGTGAAAGTACTTCTTTAAAGCCATTGGGTGCTTTGGTTCTGTCGCCGGTACCGTTTACAGTGCCAGGGGAACTTAATAGAATACTTCTAAGATGTGTGTTTTCTTTGAGGTATGTATCCCTCTCAGAAATTTTCATAAACTTTTCAGTTATCTCACCAGTATCAACATTCTCAAAATTGTATGTGGGCATTATTCGCCTCGGCGTATAAGTTCTTTGCGAATCTTATCTTTAAATTTGGGCTTCGTATTGCTTGCTTCAAGAGTTTCTTTCAAAATAGTCGTTGAGGTACCAGTCATGTAACTATGAGTTCCTCTTCTGACTCCTCCTACTCTTTTGTATGTAGATGGTTTAAATTTCATTGGCATAATCATTCTCCGTTATTTCTTCAATATTATCAATAATCATATTTATCACTTTAGCTCCCAAGACAGAAATTAATCCCGACTCTATCATTAAAAGCAAACACTTTTTAATATACAGGGGTTCTAACTTCAACTCTTTGAAAGTATCACGGGTGTAGCGAACATTGTCATCCCCATAAACATTCAATGCCATGAGAGTAACATCTATTTCTTCCTCGGTATAGAAAGAGATTCGATGGCCTATAACTTTAGGCTGTAATTCACTTTCTATTTTTTTAAATTCTATTACTTGTCCCATACTTCTATTTATTTATCCTAACATTTTTATCAGAAGGTTTTTCAAAATAATGACAGCAAGTTTCAATTATTTACCGGCGCATTTTTGCAATATCTTCTGCTTCCTGTTGATTTATAATGGGCACTGCGTTAGACTTATGCATAGTCGATATGCCCTTGATTAACGTACCAGTGTACTCTACTCTCTCAGCCTTGGCGCAAGCGTCAGCAGAGGGCGCTGAGGAGACGCTAGGGTAGTCAGGAGTCTCTCTGACATAAGTAGGTTTTGGTACATACTTCTCAAAATTAGGCTTTGTCTTTTTTTTAGCCGGTAATTTTCGTCTTTTTCTGCCGGAAGTAGTGTAGTTTAGAGAATTGCCGAGATTTAAATACATGATATACCTTTATTTAAATTGTACCGCTATTATTACAGATATTGAATCATATGTCAAGCGGTTTATTTATTGGGTGTCGTAAAAACGACAGTATATAAATAGTGAAAGTTAAGAAGCACACCGTTTATTGTGTCGCAATAATGACACTTGAGAGGATATCGATGAATCGCATATTTCCTTTCGTTATGCTCCTGATGACCCCTATACTATCTAATAATGTTCAAGCACAAGCTACCGGAACGTGTACTACTGGTACTCAATACTGTGAGGGATCTACTGCGTCTACTACAATTAACTCAACGTCTACTGCAACATCAACTGCAACTACGACAAATACTAATACCAACAATAATACTAACACCAACAATAACACTAGTACAAACACGAATACCAACACGAATAACAATACAAATGTCAACACCAGTACTAGCACCAATACAAACACCAACACTAATAATAACATAATGAGTGGTGGTACTAATAATACCAATACCAACACCAATGTTAATACAAGTACTAGCACGAGCAACAATACCAACACAAGTACTAACACTAACAATAACACTAACAATAACACGAACACCAATACTAACACTAATAACTCAACTGTGAATAACACCACAACGAGTAACAGTACCAGCAACAATACAAGTGTTAGTTCAAGTACTTCTTCGTCAACTAGCGATAACCTTAACCGAAATGTTAGTGAATCTTCTAGTAACAACACTAGTAATAGTACTAGCACGGTAACAACCGATAATACTAACAATAATGTCAATCAAAACATTAATCAGTCTACTTCGTCACAGAGAGTGGTTCAGGATATAAACTCTCCACCACCATCTGCAATTGCTCCATCTATTGGATCTTCATACTCGCAGGACTTGTGTACCACGGGTGTCAGCGGTGCTGTACAGACTCAGATATTCGGATTGTCTGCTGGTAAGAGCGTAACCGATACAAACTGCGAGCGTATAAAGCTCTCTAAGACGCTCTACGACATGGGAATGAGAGTAGCTGCTGTTTCACTCATGTGCCAAGACGAACGTGTCTGGACGGCTATGAAGATGGCTGGTACGCCCTGTCCCTATGAAGGGATGATTGGTGAAGAAGCTGGACTAGCATGGGAAGAGAATCTTACAGATGTTCCTGGTGTCTCCAAGAGAGATGCGAGGAGAATGGATTCGTCTCCTAACATGCCTAACTAATGAGAATCGTTCTCACTATAGCTCTGTGTATCTTATGTGGCAGTGCCTTCGGGCAGTCTGTGCTTAGTGATTTAAGCAATGACCCAAATGCCACAGAGATTCATATGAATGATTTGAAACAAACGACAGTTAACCTAGGGTTCGACTTTCCTTTTTATGACTCTCTTCATGATGATGTAATTGTGACGTACACGGGAGTATTAAACTTCCAGGATCACAATAGTGGGGGTAACTTTTGTTGTTTGGGCAGAGACCTGACAGATACTACCATGCAGGCAAATGCAGGCCCTACTGGGTATGCAAGGTATTGGAATTATTCCATATATGGTCTGTGGACTGACCTAGACATAGAGTACGCAGCTAATCCATGGTATAAAACAACAGACAGCATGGCTATATTTGGTTGGTATGATATACCAGAATTCTATAGAAGATTGAGTGACGTATCTAGTTTTGAGATAGAACTTTTTGATACTGGCGAAATTAAATTTAAATACGATGAAATAGATGTTACGGCACATGCCTTGACAATAGGTGTAGCTGGTGATCTTTCGCAGGGCGAGTTTCATCAATTCGAGTACAGGCAAAATGGCTGGACTACTTCAACACCTTTCACCCTTTCGTTTAATACACAAACAGGTGTTGCTGTAGATTCAAGTGGTAACTCTTCACAGCATACTGCATATCCAGTTCCATCCACAACTGTAGATCCTTGCCTTGAAAACCCTGCAGCATGTGGACAATTGAATCTTGATGTATCTACATCTATCGCTAATTTTAATACTGGACCAGAAATATTTGGTGATGATATAACAGATTTCATTGACGACCCGTCTTTAAACTTTGGTCCTGATCCGTTTGAGACATACGAACAAACATTATTGACATCAGGACCTGGTACAGGACAGGATGGATTTTTTGATTCATCGTTTGATGGATTTGATTCAGGTGTGAGTACTTCAATGTTTTCTGACGATTCACAGTTTGATGGTCAGCCACCGCAGGACTCTTTCGATGGTCAGCCCCCACAGGAAACTTTTGACGGTCAACCACCACAAGAGACATTCGATGGTCAGCCCCCGCAAGATTCTTTTGGTGCTCCACCTCCAGATGACTTTACGACTCAATCATTTGAAGATATTGCTTTTGACTCTCCGGGTGACGGTCTACCAGAGATAGAAACTTTTAATGAGTTTGAAGACACTAATATGCCTCCCCCACCAGGAGCTCCACCGCCTCCGCCTGGTGCTGAACCTCCGCCTGGTGCTCCGCCTCCACCTGAAGAATCTTATGAGAAGATAGCGGCTGAAGATATAACAGAAGAATTTGATGAACCTTTCGAGGAGAATTTTGAGGAGCCCTTTGAAGAGGAATTTGATGAGGTCTTTGAAGAGTTAGAGCCGCTTCCAGAAGAAGTAATTGAAGTAGCAGAAACTATAGCAGTTGAAGCTCCTGCTCCTGGTAAACCAGTGGTCGCAGCAGCTCCAAGACCAAGAGCAGTGAGAGCCGCTCCTAGAGAAGCAGCTGGCCCAAGAACTGCAAGCGCATCAAGAAGGGTCAATGCAGCCAGAAGAGTAGACGCAGTTAGTATTGCAAGAAGTCAGATTCAAGCCAGCGAGGAACTTGTGCAAGGAGCAGTCGCTGCTGGTACTGTTTCATCTTCAGGTGCCGCCAGAGACATAGTGCCAAGTCAGACACAGGGACCTAGCTACGGTGCGCCAATAACAGAACAGAGCATAGTAGAGAATATAATTAATCAAAATTCAGGTAGCAGTGACGGTAGCATAGATTTCAGTTCTGGTAATATGGGTTCAGGATCAGCATTTGGAACATTCGGTAATGGATCACAGACAGCGTTCAATGACAGTGTGACAATTGATTTTAGTTTCGGTAGCAATGATCCTATCTTTGTAACAAATTTCAGTGATACTTCGTCTTCACAGCAGACAGACTTACAAGGATTTTCAGATAACTCTTCTCAGTCAAGTGCAGGTATAAACCAAAACTTTGAATCGCAAACAGATCAAGCACTATCTACTGGTGGATCTATAACAGAAGCTATAACTGCTGAACTGCCAGACTTCTCAAGATTTGATGTGTCACCTCTTCCAGAAGAAGAACAGGATACTGTAGACAAAGCAGAGAGGCAAATGGAAACTATGTCTGACAGTGCTATCGAAAACAACCTAGATACCTTTGTAGCTGATATGCAAAATACAGGTGGCTTTGATTCTAATCAAGGGCTAACATTAGTCTTAATGAATAGAGTCAACGGTTTCAATCAATATGGAAGTATGTTACAGGACACAAACTTTTACACTACACAATCAATGCTACAAGGAGGTAACTTGCAGAACGATAGAAATGCAATGCTCCAACTCATTGGGACCAGTGGTAAACACAGACAGATGGTAGAGGAGCAGTATAGATAATGCAAGTACACTTATTTGTTCTAATGATTGTAATAAACGGTCAGACTGTATCTGATGATATGTATTTTAGAGACATACACAGATGTAATTTTTTTGTGGACGCAATAGTTAGGGGAATAAGAAAATCCAGCGCACAAGGACCCAATCGAACTATTATCGAAGGATATTGTACGCCACGTTTGATAAAAGATGTAGCAGAAAGACCAGACATAATGATATACTGAGGTAAAATATGAACGATGATATAGAATGTCCAGAAGAATTTGAGATATGTTTCACAGACGAGGAGTGGGATGAGTTTCACAATTATGTTGACTTTAGTGATGATGAAGTATTCATACCCGAACATCCAGTAGGGGACGTAGAGGCAGTAGCAGATTTTACTTGGCAATTATTATTTTTATCTCCGTGGGAACTAATATACATAGCAATGCCTATGAGTGTATTAGCAACATATGGGTTAACCATTTACTACACCTACAAATGGATTCAAAAGAAGTTTAGCATATGAACACTAAGTACAAGTCTGTATTCATATCAGACTTACATCTAGGATCAAAGCACTGTAATTCAGAGATGCTTCTTAAATTTCTTGACAACCTAAGCACAGAAAAACTTTACCTTGTCGGAGATATTATCGATGGCTGGAGACTACAAAAGAAGTGGTACTGGCCAAAAGAACATAACAAGATTGTAAAAAAGTTAATTAAGATTTCAAAGAATACAGAAATTATTTACATCACTGGAAATCACGATGAGTTTTTAAGAACTATTCCAAGTGTAAAGATTGGAAATGTAGAAGTAAAAAACAGATCGGTGCATTTAGGCATTGACGGCAAAAAATATCTTGTTGTTCACGGGGATATGTTTGACAACCTTATGCGAACAAAGGCGGGCAGATTCATTATGAACTTTGGTGACGTAGCCTACGATGGATTGATCTACGCAAACAAAGCGGTCAACTCACTTAGAAATTTAATAGGTAAACCACCTTGGAGTTTGGCAAAGTATCTCAAACGCAAGGCAAAAACTGCGGCAAACTACATAGGTGACTTTGAAATACAAATGGTTGATTATTGCAAGAAAAAAGGATATGACGGAATTATCTGCGGTCACATACATCATGCAAGCATAGAAGAATACGATAAAATCGTTTATATGAATGACGGAGATTGGTGCGAGTCTTGTACCGCACTCGTAGAAACACAAAACGGAAACTGGGAGATAATAAATGGCTGAAGTAGAAATAGGGGAAATGAAAGTATCCGGTAGTAAGGCTTTGATCCTTATACCACTACTCGGAACAATCATAGGTGGACTATGGGGTGGCTTTGAATTATATCAGCGTCTGTTGGATGCTGAAGAAGCTGTTACTGAATATGTTGCACCTGATATGTCTGGTATCAATCAACAACTAGCAGTTCAAGCTGAAAGCGTTGCAAGTGTTGTTGAGTCCGTAGACATGATTCAACAAGAGATGGAATCACAGTTCAACACAATAACAACTCTGATGGACAATCTGCAGGAAGATGTTGACCGCATACGAGAAGATACTGATGAGGTAGATACGTTTGTGCGTCAGATTGACGAAACTACTAACGAAACGCAGAGAGACCTCCGCAATGACGTATACACTATGGAAAATACGCTGAATGATAGAATGCGTGAAATTGACGAGCAATTGCGGGAAACCAGGGACGACCTGGAAGAAAAGATAGAACAATTACTCGACAATCCTTTAAACGACTCAGAGTAATTTATCAATTGTTGAACAAGTCAGCCGCATTACATTGTGGCTGGCTTCTACAATTTCTAACATTCCGCTCCCACATGAGAGAAGGTGGCATCCAGTCAAATTGAGGTGGGGGTGAAAACCTCATGTCTGTTGGGCCTTGAAAACTGAATTCATAATCAATTCTAGTAGTATCGACTGCACAACCAACTAATAGAATACACGAAAACAATAATATTTTTTTCATTTGATTCGTATCCTATTTGGTATAGTTACAAGAATAGTAACTTCGCTATTATATATAATTTTTTTACCAAAATATGAAAATAGTGACAAGATGTGTAACAACATTCTGTCACTATTTTTCACATATTGTCAGAGTTCTTCAGCTACTCCTAATACCTCTGCTGCAATCAATAATACTCCTGCTAATACGGGATTTCCTCCAATTAAAGCGCCGGCTCCCATTCCTCTGACGAAACTCTTCACTAAAGAGATATAGAAGTGCTTTCTACTTGGGTCTACTGGTTCCATTTATGTGTTGTCTCCATCTGTGTATTTTATCTTAGATTTATCAAACACTCTTCGCTCTATATTGTCCACCCTAGTAGATAGGTTGAACCAGAACATCAGTAATGAAAAAACTACAAGAACCAATAGTATTTCTGCAAAAACTCCAAACATCAAATAACTCCTAAAACATAATGCATTATAAGACCGATAATATTCACTAGTGTCAGTGTCATATTAGTAACAATAAGGGATTTCTCTTTCCAGTATATCGAAACAATTGTCCACAAAATACCCGCAAGTAGCAACACAAGCGGACCTAGTGGATATATTGCAAGACTGTTTAGTCCTGTGCCAAGTATAACAAAGAATGTAGCTACCCACTTAGCAACTGAAATAAATTTTTTCATTATTTAGTTTTCTTAGTCTTTGGCTCTGGCTCTTTGTAAACAGTACCCTGGTCACTCAGAACATCAAACATGTGTTGAACTGTCTTCAAATCCTTACGACAGTTATTAACAAAATATTCTGTAGTAAACTTTCTGAATCCACACCAAGTATCGTAGTTGTGAGGACTCAGGTCCTTGTACATGTAGCCATTAGTTGTTAGTTTACGCAGGGCAAACTTACCGTCTTTAAACTGGACTATCTTCATCTTCTACTCTCTCACTTTCATCACAATCTACAACCGCAGACCATCTAAAAAAATCTTTTCTGTGCGGACACCAAAACCATCCTATAAACTTTTCTTCATTTGGATCAATGTTTTCTTGTTCCATGGAAGTCACCTAAATATTTGTAAGAATTAGTATTAACGCAGCAATGATTCCGCCGATGATAAAGACTCCACTAGTGATAGCCTTACCTTCAGAATGGCGTTCTTCTGAATTATCAAAAGACTCCACTGGCTTAGGTGTTGCTGGTGCTTTCTTCTTAGAGGTTCTTTTAACAGGGGCTTTCTTCTTAGTCGTGGCTTTTTTAGGAGCCGTTTTTTTCTTAGCAGCCATATTACATCTCCTTAGTTATTAATAAATTTATTTAGCTTTCTATCATATTCTTCAATACGGAAATTGCCATCGAGAAGTCTTTTCCGTTAAATCGATGAGTCGCTCCTTTGACTATAAAGACTGGAAGTCCGGCAGTAGCGATTCTTTTACGAAGTTCAAGATTATCAATCACCGAATCCTCCTCGGCGAAAAAGTACACATTGTCCTCTCCGACAGTAAAGTCCTCATACTTGCTAGTAATAGTTTCGGGTTCTCCGTACTTAGAAAGAGACTCAGAGGGCTTCTCAGGGGGGTTAATCACTATAGCAGATATACCGTACAAAACACCGAGTTTAGATGCCCACCAGCCGCCCAGAGAGGTGCCGACAAACAGAACCTTATCGTCACTGTGCATATCTTCTAAGAGGAGGTTGTCTATATGCTCAGTAAGCTCTAAGTAAGCCTTATCAGGGTCTATGTCTATCGGGAAAGCATGGACGGAATAATCGGAAGAGAGTTCTTCTCGGAGCTTATCTACTTTACTAGACTCCGGAGTTGAACCATATCCATGAAAGTATATAACGTGATTAGTCACAAATTTGCCTCACTTCATTCATCATTTTATACCAATATTATAACAGAGTAAAAATCAAATATCAAGCACTTTCTTTCGGATGTCCCACCATCTTCTTAGTATGCATCTTATCACCGAGTTTCCGGTCATAATGTACACCGTCAGCATGGGGTTTGATTTTCTTGCCGAGTAACTTTCCGGCTTTCTTGGAAGGAATATCGGGAGTACCGAGTTTCTTGTGAATAGAAGCTACCTTACCGGAAACTTCTCCCCACGCTCTTTTATGCTCATGGTCTTCCAGCTTCGTTTTCATGAAGTCCTTCTTGCCCTGTGCAGTACCGTCAGTAGCGGATGCAATAGACTTACGCCCATGCTGTTTCTTATAAAGATTAACAGAGGAAAGTTTACCGTTTCGTTTAACTGCTTTAATGACGGAATGTGATATGTCATCATGTATCGCATCTGACTCTTTCTTGGAACCAGAAGCATGTCCACCGTAGCCGCCGATAGACTTATACGCATGATGTATCATATCATGTATATGTCCTCGATGCGTTTCTCGGTGTTTCTCATGCGAGGGGTTGAGTCCTATAGAAAGTACTCTCTCTTCTAGATACTCTTCCTCGAGATATTCTTTAAATGATAACATAGAATTATTTATACAATAGAACAATCCGACTCTATGGATTTCCACACAGAACCACCGATTAAACTGCCGACAAGTACACCTGCTCCGGGATTCGTAATAGACACCCAACCCCCGGATATAATACCTGTTGCAACACCTATTCCTACTGCATTACAGTCATTAACATCGTCAACAAAGTTCTCTATAGGAACTGTCTGACAGCCAGTCAACATCAATAATATAATAAAATATCTCATTTAGAATCTCTCACCATTTTAATCATATAATAAAAGCCCATGATAACAAGGACAATATTCAACACTGATAATACTATCAAACTAATCATGAATCATCAAAAAAATACACATAAACAAAGGCAAAAACAACCAATACTACCATACCCCAACTAAGCATAGCTATGTCCATTACTATTTCCCCCTCTTTGATGCACTCTTTGCTTGTTGAACTACTAACGAAAAAGCCAGAATAAGCTGGACTCCCGCTAGTAGCATAAAACTAATTAGTATAATCTGTTCCTCAGACATATTTATATTACTCCTTTATAAGACAATCACCGGTCTTACCCGGCTCAAATAACATAACACTATCATCAAAAATCTTCTCAAACTTTCTCTTAGAACGTGAAAAGGATAATGGCTTATTAAGTACGGTTAATGTACCGTCACTTGCTTTACGATACGTTATCAACTTACCCGCCTCATTCAGAAAATAAGTATGTTGCGGAAACCCAGTAGTTATCTCTTTAAGACCATTGTATTTCATAATATAGTATCCCTTTTAAACTAACACAACCATTATAGCAGTACGGCTATCAAGTGTCAAGTATTATCATCGACTTATTTGCGGCGACTTTTTGGCTGCGAAAAATTTTGCGAAAAAAATTTTCAGAATCTTTTTTAGAAAAAGGTTTCAGAGAAGGAAGGTCCGCAGGCAGTATATACCGTCGTATAGAATGGACCCACAGGACCGATCCATACCTCAGATCCTGGGATCCACTCGTCCGGAGATTAGTTGATCAGCCCTGCCTCATATAGCTCCCAGTGCCATAAAGGTCATCATTACCACCAATACGGAACACACAATAAACGCCCCTAACTCTTTTAGAAAATTACTCATATTAGAACCACTCCTTAGAAAAAGGCTTTGGAGCTGGCTTGCGAATTGATAAGTCCATGACCTCACAGATATGGATGATATTGCTAAGGGACTGAAGGGCTCCCTCCTTGTCGCCGGTGTTCAATTCTCGGACGTAATTGTTCACAAAGGACTGAAGTCGATCCTCGTTCCAAACCTCGTCTATCTCTAATCGCTTATTCATTAAATAATATCCTTTCTCAAATTGTACCGTTATTATAGCTCCGGAAGAACCAAAGGTCAAGTCCTTCCGGTAATTAATTATACAGTTACCTCATATTCCTTGTTCCAGCGACCGATGTTAATGTCGATATAATAAGCGGTGTGGAAATAATCGACCATAGCGTCCGACTTATCGAACCAAATATCGCCCTTCATAGCAGCAACCAGTCGATTGAGGAAGCACCGAGCCTTACCAACGTAATGGTCATCGATCCAATAAGTGTTGACCTGATAATGGGAGTTACCAGTAGCGTCTTTTGCAAAATCGATCTC